TTATGCATAGTGACAATCTCCTGTTCTTCTTGTATTTCCATCCTATGGGTCCCTTTACCACTACTGCGGTACGTACCACTTGATACGTAGAACATCATCCTTTTATATACTTATTTATACACAAAAAAAAGAGGGACCCGAAGGCCCCTCTAAGAATCAAATTAACTACCTAGATTATAGGTTGTTAACTGCAAAGATTCTGAAGTATGGGTTGGCACGATTAGTACCAGTACCAGTTGCGCTACCCACGAATGGATTTTGCTGCATACCGTAACGAGTCTTAAAGCCGATTCTTGGCTGGAAGTCTTCTTCACCAACTGCTTTAACCATTGATAATGGAACGTATGGGCAGTAGAAAATACCTGCATCATAGGGGTTAGAACCTCTATAACCAACAGTTACATAGTCACGAGTAGAATAAGGATCAACATAGACCTTAGTTCTGCCGTTAAGAACACCAGCAAAAGTATTACCAGTATCATCAACATTCAGGTTAGCAGCTAGAGCAGGAGTGTAATCCAACATACCAGCAGCAGCGATAGCAGATGCAACGTCAGAAGAACAGATAATAAAGTTACCTTTACCACGTCTGGTTTCTTTAGCAATTACGTTACAAGCTTTCTCAATTTGCATGATAAGAGCTTTGAATCTTTCGATCATCCAGCGACCATCAGCATCAGCACTGGCAGCCATATCAAAGACAGCGTCAGTGCTGAAACCGATTTTGGCTTTAGAGTTGATAGTTCTGATTACTTCACGGTTGATTTCTGCAAGAATTTCTGCAGAAAGGATGTTAGCAAGTTCACCTTCAGCATCCAGACCGTGTACTGCTTTAAGGTCTTGAGCCAATTCCATGGTGTATTCTGCTTTAAGTGCACGTGACTTAGCTTCTACTGTAGCTTTCTCAATTGAGAAGGCCATCTCGCCGAAGTTACCACCACTGTTACCTAGGGCTTCAGAAGCCGCAGTAGTAAGACCAGCACCAGCACCGAACACGTCATCAACGGTGTCAGTATTTGCATCAGCTGAAGTTTCACCAGATAATACGTCACCGACCAATGATGAAGAACCACCACCAGCAGTAGAAGCAGTACCAGAGAAGTCTGAATCAGCTTCGCCGAACAATGCTTCATCACCGGCTTGAGTTGCATACTTAGATTTCATTGCAAAGATAAGACCAGTAGGGCCGTTCATAGGCTGTACACCGGCAACATCATATGCAATTAGGTTAGGCATTGCACGTCTTACCAAAGAGATAAGTACGGGATCAAAGTTATCTACACCAGAACCAGTTACGTTCTGAGCTGCTTCAGTGAAGAAGTTACCCTGTTTGGCTGCATTTTCTTGCTTCAATGCGATTTCTTGGTTTTCTAACAGTCTAGCAGTTACTGCTTTTCTGTAGTTGTCTTGGATAGGAGCAGCACTGTCGTGATTTAGGACTGGTGCCCACTTCTCCATTAAATTTACGTCTGCGTTAAACATTTTAGTTTCCTCTTAAAAGTGTTTTAATTTATTGATTAAATTTGGTTATTGCTTGAGTGTATCTGCTCATGGGGTCGGACATATCTACATCTTGTGTTCCGCTACCGAGTAAGCTATCAACTTCGTCAACTGATTCCTTGATTTCTTTACGGAAGTAAGATTCTTTAACGGTTTTTACTTTCATTTCAAAAGTAGCTGCGTCATCAAAATCAATATCTTCCACTAAAGACGAAAGTTTTTCAGCATCTGTCTCTGCAAGGCCTGAAGACTGTTCTCTTACAATCGCTGCTCTAGTAAATTCTTGAACAGAGTTATGTAATTGAATATTGTCTTCGGTTGATTTATTTAGAGATTCTTCTAGTTCAGTTACTTGTGCAGATAGATCATCTACTAGGTCAACTTTACCTTCTGGAACCTCAATATAGTGCTCTGTGAACACTTTCTGAAGTGAAGTCATGAACTCTTCAGCAACTTCGGTTCTAAGACCTTCTGTTACTGCGACTTCATTGTCAGCCATCCAAGTTTCAACAACATAGTTCATGTAGGAATCTACTTTCTCTACGAGTGAAGATTGAATTTCTGATACTTCTTCTTCCAAGTTTTGCACGTATTCGGCTTCTAATCTGTCAACTTCTTGAGCAAGTTTAGATGTTAATACTGCCTCAAAGATAGAACCGGCCTTTCCTCTGAAATCATCAGATAGGGTAGCTTCTTCTTTGATCAGTGCATCTAGATCTTCTTCAAAGTCAACGCCTTCTACTTGCGCCTTTGCCTTCTTCTTAGAATCATAAGACTCGTCTTTCTCGTCTTCGTCTTCTTTGTCATCCATTTCGGTGACTTTAGTTAGTTTGGCAAAGAGTGCTTGTGCATCTTCTTTACGGGCCTTCTTAAAGATTTCTACTGCAGCCTGGATTACTCCAGCCTTAGTCTTGGGCATAGACGGGGCAGATTCTGTTTGGACTTCGTCCTCTTCATCTTCTTCTTCGTCTTCTTCCTTAACTTTACCTTCTTCAAGATCTTCTGAGGAATCCTCGTCTAAATTCTCATTTTCAACGAGCTCTTCATTTTCTTCTTGAATCGGCTCTTCAGTAGCTACATCTTCGACTGCCGCTTCTGTTACGTTTAAATCGTCGATTGACATAACGTTCTCCTATAGTTTAGAGTTTAATTTAGAGAGGAAATTTTTGAAAGCTCTTATTTCAACATCGGCACTTGCCATGTTTCGAGCTTCTTTTATCTCAGTCTCAATTGATTCAATTTCTTGTGCAACAAGGACACCATTATTCCAGACCCAATCAACGCCTTCCATGATGCCATTTACAAAGGCCTCAGGTGCGCTGGGATCTTGAACAATGTCAACGGTTGATAACATAAAATCTTTACCAACATGTTGTGTTCCATTACGTTGTACAAGGCTTCCCATACCACGACTTGACACACCAAGCTTAACACCCCCTTCAAGTAAACCTTCCACGATTCGTCCCATCGGAGTTTTAAGTATTGATGCTTTTCCTATAACATTACTTCCGTCCCAACGGAGTTCAGTAATCTTATGTGAAACTTTGTCAAGATTAATAGTCGGTCCGTCGGGATGATTTAATTCCCCGACCGCTCTACCAGTCTCAACTTGTTCTTTAATATATTTATTGACAGCACTTTCAAGCACTGCTTTCTCATACACTCGACCATTTCTATTTTTTTGGTCTGCTTGCATGAATACCCCTTCAATAACTAGGGATTTTTTACCATTCTTTTCTTCAACAAGAACTTCTAAGTCCGAGTCCATGTATTCCGATATCATTCTCATGATTCTGTTTCCTCGCCCATCAGCTTTATAAAGTCATTTGCAGACTTCTCAGCATCCTTTGCTGACTTAAAGTTGTCGTCCAGTTTCTCGCCGTCAATATATACAGAGAAAGCTTTACCTTTCTGTACTACTTGAACAGCAATCTTCTTTCTCTTACCACCTTTGTACGACTTGACTTCTGTTTCACCAGAACCAATCTTGGTAGTCTTTTCTCTAAGTTCTACAAATGAAAGCATTTATGTTTGTTCCTGTTTGGCAGCGGTTCTATTATGCAAATTAGAAGCAACTTCTATTTTCTTTGCATCAAGAGCAGCACTTAATTTATCGGCCATAACGCTATTGAAGTGTTTACTAGCACCAACATTGTTACCACTCTTCAATTCACCAATTAAGTTTTCTATTGACATTATCTTTGTCCTCTGTTATATATTTATACAAATTTAAACCTTGGCTTACAGATTAATCCCATCTAGGATCATCTGCATCCATTGGTTCATTCTCACCTGATTTTTCTTCGGCGTCTATCTGAGCTTGCATGTCCTTAATATCTTCATCGGTGAGTCTTAATACTTTCTTTCTTACCCACTCATTGGAAACATACTTCCCTACATATTCATCCAATGTAGATAGCATCTCAAATCGTTGTTGCCAAATTTCTGCTTCTTTCAATTCACTGAAGTAGTTATCTTCAATAAAATCAAAGGAAATAGAGTTCTTCCAAATATCCCAATCTGATCTAGTAATAATACCTTTTAGTATCAGTTGAGTTCTAAGGGTTTGCATGAATAGATCACTAAATCGTTTTCTTAGTCTATCAATGAACTTCTTAAACTTTACTTCGTCCCTTGAAATTTCAGTACTTCTACCAATAGAAAAACTAGACTCATTATCAAGTCTACTAACAGGAACATTCAAGCTTCTGTATAGTTTCTTTTGGAAGTAAATAATATCATCAATCTGCCCAAGATTTTCGCCACCAGGTAGTGTAGTAATTTCTGTACCTCTACCACCTTCTCGTCTTGGCAAGAAAAAGTCTTCCAGCATTGACATATGCTTTTTATCGTCTTTAACATTTCCTGTACTTGCATCATAGACCATTTTGTTTCTATACTGGCCCATAATGTTTTTCAGATATTCTTCTGCCTTACCCTTAGGTAGGTTACCAACATCAATATAAAAGATTCTACGCTCTGGTGCTCTACTTATTCTGTAGATAACAACTGCGTCTTCCATCATTCTTAATTGATTGACTGGTTTAACAGCCTTTTGTAAGTAACTTAAAATTCTTTTTCTGCCTGGATCAAGTATACCTGATGTACAGAAAGCAATAGAATCTGGGTGAATTTTAATACCCTCATTACTATCTCCCATTCTTTGATCTTGGAAAATGTAATATTCAGTTTGCTTAGTAATTATTTTTGCCCCAGTCGCAGGGTCTTGCTTCTCTTCAATCTCTTTAACTTTTCTTAACTTAGTGGGATCAATATATCTTAGCTCTTGAATACCAGATTTTGGTTGGCCTTTATCAATGATAATGTGATAGGGTAATCTACCATCAACATACCATTTCCTAAAAATATCATGAGCATAAGAATTAAAATTTAATAAACCCAGAATGTGATTAAATTCTGCAGTTATAACTTCTTTAATTTTGTCCGAGGTTTCTACCTCATCGAGTACAATCCTAACAGGAGTGTCATCGTGATCTCCAACGATTGCCTCATTTACAATATCTTCAACCGCAGCATCGCACTCTGGCTGAGTAGCTACATCTCTATATTTGTAAATTAAATCAACGTCGGTTCTTGCCTTGTCACCATCCATGTCAAGGTATGCACCAAAGTGACCTCCAGCCTGAATTACACCAGAACCATCTTCATCTGTATTTGGTACAAATGATGGTCGTATGGGTTCTTCACCGCCCTTTCTTTTAATCTCAAATCCGAAAAATTCTGCCATAGTCCTATTTACCTTTAATAAAAATATCGGGAGGGGAATTACCCCCTCCTTCTATTATTATTTATACACCTTTTAGCTAGTGGTATCCGACTCCCAATACTGAACTTGTAGCTCAACGGTAAACTCTTCAATTTGATTCTCGTTATCATAACTTAAATCAATTGCAGAAATATTAGTTGGGAAAGTCCCTCTAATATCATATCGTTTAACTGCTTTACCGGCTTTATCTAATTGTTCAACAATCATGTCTGCCTGATATTCAGTGGGGTTAGCCAAACCAGTACCATCAACGTGTTGATTGATACCGTTACTCCATCTTTCAAATGCATTTCTTACTGCAAAATCTACATCATTGATAATGGTTACAGTCCAGGGCTCGAAAGTCCTATCACCGGCCATTTGCAATTTCCTACCTCTGAAATTTACTTCCACAGGATTAAGAATTGATGCAGGTAACTGAGCAGCTTTACATAGGAAAGAAGTTAGTTCAACATCTCCTTGAGCATAACTTGGAAAGTTACACGTGACCTTGAACATGTTTGACCTAGCGCCACCTCCAACTAACTTGGATTTAAAATCATCTACGCCTAAAATTGCCATTTATATTCTCCTATTAACCGCCGGCGACTTCAGAGAAGTCAACCCCAGTTCTTGTTGCAATGAAATTCAATGTAATAAAGTTGATTGATCGACTAGGCTTGATGAATATGTCTGCCACAAAATTATTTGAATCAATAACTTGACCCGTATTATTTGTTTCATCACATACAACCAAGAAGTCAGTTACACCACGTCTTCCTTTTACATCCCTTAAAAACGGCTCCAATAAATTTCTAAATTGTGCCCTTGTAAATTCATCGTTGAATTCAAATAGTTGTGCCTTAGCAGCAACACTGATTGCTTTCTCCAATACAATAAACAAACGTCTAACGTTGATTCTGTCAAATGCAGACGGTCTGGATAATAGTGTTTTATCTCCAAACAACATTGTACCTTGGCCAGGGAATGAAACCAATGGATTCACTCTTGACTTGTACAATTCATCTCTTTGAGCTTTAGTTGGGTTATAAGCAAGTTTGGTGACACCTAATAGTTGACCTCTATTCACACCAGCAGGTGAGAACCAAGCATCAGCTACATTGTCAGCATTAGCACATAAACCAGCACATAAACCAGCAGAACCAATCCAACGATATACATCATTGTATTTGTCGTAAACATATACTGCACCTGAATCAAGTGAAGCATATGAAGTGGAGTTTAATGTGTCTGCATAAGCAACTACTGAAGTAGTTGGCGCAGTTGCATTAACAGAGTCTTCAAGCGGAGGTGAAATGAATGCCATGCAATCTTTTCTTGACTCTGCAATGCTAATTAAATCAGCTGCAATAGTATTTACACCATTAGCATCTGGATAAGCAAACAACAGATTTACATCTATAGTTTCTGAGTCAGACAATAGATCAAAACCTGTTGCAATATTACCTGCAGTTGGTTCATTGCCATCTATACCACCAGACAAAT